CCCCCCGCCGTAGCAGTCGGTTCAAACTACGACGCCATGGGGCTTGTGGATAAGCGGATTGACTATGAGCACAAACTCCACCGCCAGCTTGAGCAGGACTACGCGCTCATAGGCACTGCCTGCGAGGTGCTCTTTGGTAAGGATTGTAAAGGATCAGGAGGGATTGAGAGCCTGCTCGGCTCTGACTATGCCAGCGTGCTTTACTGGCGCTATATCGGCCACATGAGCACACGGGAGGTCAGCGGTCTTGTAGGATGTTCAGCAGCAACATGCATCACCATGACAAACGTTTCACTAAAGACGTGCGACTCGCTTGGATTTGATAAGGTCATCAAAGGTGCTGGAACCGCTGAGGAATAGCGGCCAATGTGGCGTTTACTGCCTTTCAATTGTGTAGAAATTGTAACCAATACACAAAAAGAACTTGCTATATATAGGTAATAGCTATATACTATATATAGCAATAGAGGAGGTGAGAGATGGAAGAAAAGATATGGCAGTTATTCCTCGCAGTCTTCACGGCAATCACCACGGTAGCAGTTGAGAAGATAGCAGAGGAAATAAAAAAGTCCCACCCCGACGAAGAGTAAGGACTTTAAGCCAAGGGGTACCAGTTCCAGCTGGTGCCCCGACTGGCTCTAGATTACCACAAAAGGAGCAGACAATGAACAACATAATCCTCATACTAGCAACCGTAGCAATTACCCATATTGCCTATCGATGGATACGCCGAAAGGAGAGATAGCATGTCAACAAGCGATGCGCAGAAGAGGGCTTCAGCAAAGTACCGGAAGCGCAATGTTAAGACAGTGACAATAAACTTCTATCCTTCCGAAGCAGATCTATATAGCTATCTCACCGCACAAAAAAACCGTTCTGGATACATAAAGGACCTTATCAAACAAGATATGGAGAAACCAAGGAGATAGACAAAGAAATTCTTTGCTGAACACTTTGAACGCAAATTGTGCAAATATGCTAGTGTGCGACAGTTGTCGGAAGTCAGCGCATCACTTTTTAGGTGGTGCGCTTTTTGTTTAGCTTTTAATGGGGGTGCCATGGCAAAGAATGTGCGACAGGCCAACGGCAACGCCAGAAGGAAGCTTAGGGCATGGCTCATGGCCCAGCAGTTGCCTTGCGCAATTTGCGGCGAGCCAATCAACTACGGCCTGCCGGCAAACCATCCAGATGCCTTCGAGGTGGATGAAGTCGTACCGGTATCACGATACTGGTTGAGGTTGTACAACGCTCAGCAGCGCTGCTGGGCGGGGCCTTATGAATCAGGACAGGCGGCAGCCCTGGACCGTGCCAACGTACAGGCTGCTCACAGACATTGTAATCGCGAGAAAAGTAACAAAGTCGTTCATGGGATGAACGCCGGAAAAATATACCGTTCTCGACAGTGGTAAGGGGCGGGTCAACCCTCCCCGCCCAGGTAGTAGCGGCACTCTCGGCGGCATAGAGCCATTTTTTCAGACCAGCCAAACAAGGGGTGCACGCCCTCATGTGCACACGTGCACGCTTACAGAAAAGGAGGTGTAATGACGCCACAAAACCCGCTGACCCAGTCAGAAATTGACTACATTCTGAAAGCCAAAGAACAACATGTTCCGAATAAAAAGATTGCGGAGACATTAGGCCGGTCTATCAGGGTCGTGCAGAAGTACGCCGCAAAGTACAGAAAGCGTGAAACAACGGTCAAAGATGCCCTCAAAGAACTGCCCGGCGTCTCGTATGCAGTCCCATTCCGTGAGGGTGAACGACAAAATACCGCCGCACGTCTCAGAGAAGAACGCAATCTGCTCAGAGAAAGCTTACTTACTGCCGAGACGAGAAACATAGCAACCATCGCAAAAGAGTATCGAGCCGTCTGCATGCAAATTGAAGAGTTGGAGGGAGCAAAGGTCGATGACAAGCAAGACCACGCAGACGATCCGCTTGAGCGCTCCCTCAAACTCATTGTTGGATCCTAGGTATTGCATCCACGAACCCTACCAAAAATCACTGGCGCCGCTCGTGGTTACCCTTGCCGGGCAAGCTGGTATGAAGTTTGCCGGATGGCAACAAAGAGATTTAGAGATCCTTGCTGCCATTGATGACAATCTACAGTTTGTGCAAAGGATTGTCGGCCTTGCCATTCCACGCCAAAACGGCAAGACAACGACCATCATGTGGTATGTGTTAACCCTTGCCATTGTCTTTGGTGCTCGTGTGCTATGGACAGCTCACAACTACTCGACCACGATAAAGACACTCGAAGACTTCCGAGACATCTTGGGAACGAAAGTTCACGATTCTGTTCGTGGCATCAAGTACTTCAATGATCGCCTTTGCAGAGTGTCATCTAAGACGGCGCAGGAAAGCTATACGTTCAAGCCTTATGCAGCCGATAAGAACGAGGGCTTCATTGCCTTCTCAACCCGTACCAAAACGGCAAATCTGGGCAACACCTTTGACATCGTTGTTATCGACGAGGCACAGGAATTGCTTCCTGAGCACATACAAGCGCTTCTTCCAACGACTTCCAGCGGTCCTTTGGTAAATCCGCAGTACATCTACATGGGGACTCCACGGCGTGCAGGGTCTACGGCTGATAAGTTCGAGAAGATGCGCACACGTGCTCTTTCAGGCATTGATATCGAAGACACATGCTGGATCGAATACGGACTCGAGGAGGTAGGAGATGTATCAGACGAGAGTCGTTGGTACAAGGCCGCTCCTTCGCTTGCCGAAGGCATTGTTAACATCACGGCACTCAGGGCACTTCGCAAACAGATGGATGATCTACAGTTTGCACAGGAGTGCTTGGGTGTATGGCTAACACCGCAAGAGTTTGCAGGAGGAGCCGGAGCACCACTTATTGACAAGACGACGTGGGAAGCCTGCAAAACGCACTGTGCACCCCAAGGAAAGCCGACAGCCTATGCAGTCAAGTTCTCCGTTGATGGAACGTACTTCGCAGTTTGTGTAGCCGTCAAAGAGGATGATCATATCCATGTAGAGCTTGTCGATAAGCGTGCCTGCATTGGCGGAAAGAAGGCGCTTGCAGCCTTCGTAACCAAACGAGCTCAAACAACCCCGGTTGTAATTGATGGTAAAGCTGGTGCTGAATCGCTTATCAAGCGCATTGGCGAAGCTGCTCCTGAAGAAAACCTCATAAGTCCAACGCCAGCTGAGCTAATAACAGCAAACGTTGACTTTGTAGATGCTGTTACCGAGCAGACACTTACCTGGTATGAGCCGGACATCCTAGATGAGGATGAAGAAGATGAGTTAACAAAAGCAATAACTCAATCGTATAAACGCCCTATTGGCCGTACCGGCGGCTGGGGCTTTGATGGCGAAGGAGCAGCTGTAGCAGAAGCCGCAACCCTCGCTTTTTGGATGGCAAGTCAAGTTGAAGACGAAGAGGCTGGGGAGGTCTACTTCTGATGATTGACAGAGGATTAAGTACGTCTATGGCCGCAGCAGCCAACCTATCGCCTGAAAACCGTGAGACAGTCTTGGAGCTGGTAGAAGTATGGCGCAGGCATTACTACAAAAACCGCCTACGTGACAAATACTATGCCGGAGACGTCAAGGTTAAAGACCTGGGTATCTCGGTATTGCCAGAGATCTCCCGAAAACTTGACCCCAGAATTGACTGGGCTGCTAAGTGCGTCAACTGGTGGGCAGACCGTGTACAGTTTGAAGGCTTTAACTCTACAGATGACCCTACAAAAGACGAGCTCTATACGATCGCTCACCAAAACGATATGGATAACCTGGTTCGCAAGGTCACCATGAGCTCACTTCGCCATTCGGTATCTTTCGTGAGCGTTACAGCCGGTAATACAGAGCTTGGTGAACCTGATGTTGTGGTGTCGGGATATCCGGCCACTGCATCATCCGCCCTTTGGTCTGACGCCCTCAAGCGGATCACAGCAGCGCTTGTGGTTGTTGATGTTGAATATAACCGTTCACATAATATCAAGACACCTAAGCTGGTATATGTCTTTACGGATACGCAATTCATCATACTGACGCTTGTCGATGGGCGCTGGGTAGCCGACGAGACAGAGCATGCCATGGGACGTGTCCCCGTGGAACAGGTGGCCTACCACGGGACCTTAGAGCACCCCTTTGGCACTTCCCGCATCACTCCGACAGTAATGAGCTTGGTTGATGATGCGCAGCGTGAAATCATGAACATGAGTGCGACAGCAGCCTTTGCGTCTGCCCCGCAAAAGTTTCTTATGGGAGCAGATAAAGAACAAGCGAAAAAGATAGCAGAAACTCCCTTTGGAGCTTTCATAGGATCAACGTTTGTCGGAACACCAAACAAAAACAAGCAGATACCAAACTACGGACAGCTCCCTCAGCTGACCATGCAGCCGCACAGCGACTACATGAGACTATTGGCGTCAATGTTTTCCGATGCTACAAGCGTTCCTCTTTCGTCTCTCAGCTTCACGACCGCTAACCCAACTTCGGCTGATGCAATAATTGCAAGTCAAGAGGACGCCATCATTGACATCAATAGCTACATACTGGCTTGCAAACGTGCCTTCACGAACGTTGCTATTATGGCGCTCTCAGTTACTCATAACCTGAACTTCTTTGAAGCTCTCAAGACTTATGACATAACGACGCTCTTTGCTAAACCTGAGACACCGTCTCCGGTATCTATGTCTGATGCCGTCACTAAGCGCATAGCTGCTTTTCCGTGGATGGCACAGTCTGACGTACCTCTGCGTGATCTTGGCTACAAAGACGATGAATTGCGTGAACTACAGGCAGATCGTAAACGTTCAGGTGCACAAGATCTCGTCAAAGCAGCAGCACAAAGTGAGTAGGAATGAACATCTCTAAACAGGCTATGAATGCGTATCATAGCAACCTATCCAAGTTGCAGGTGAGCGCAAAGAAGACCTTCGAGAAGCTCGTAAACGCCAGTCTTAAAGTCAATCCTGACATGTCTGATGATGAGTTTATGGAGCTTGTAGGAAACTCTCTTATAAGCACGACTCTCTCATATGGAGATGCTGCAGGGTCAGTAGCCCTTGACTTCTTTGAGGAATATACAGGGCTTGACGCAAAGAATACCGACATTGCAAAGGTTCCATACTTTGTCAACGATAAGTATCGCGAGAAGGTAGCTCAATATGCCGCCAACAATACCTTGCGCGATGATGAGTTTATGGAAGCATGTGGAAACATCTTGCAAAGCGAGGTCTTACAGCAGGCAAACAGAACGATGTCTAATGTTGGTAAACGACATGGCCTAAAGTTTGCTCGTGTGCCGCAAGGTGGCGAGTGTGCTTTTTGTGCCATGTTGGCGTCTCGAGGATTTGTATACTCAGAGACTGGCGCCAACTCCCACTACCACAACCACTGCAAGTGCAAGGTGGTTGCTGGCAAACCTGGAACGAAGGTCGGCGGATACGACCATACGAAAACAGAGAAGAGTTTCAATACCATCTGCAAGAATCTCGGTATCAAGGAAAGCCTTGAGGAAGTCGAAAACAACAAAGAGTTGAGAGACAAAGTCCTTGCAGAAGCTGGTAGGCGAAACAAAGACTGGCTCTATAGAGGAGAGGTAACGAAACCTTGGTACATCAAACCGCGTGAGCAGCTCTCGGCTGATGAGAAACGCGGGATAGATATCCTCTCTTCAATGGGTTTTAGTCCTGTCGCGCTACCTGAAGATGCACCTGATGGCAGTAAGAACATCGATTTTTGGCTTCGAGATCAGCATCTCTTTGTTGAGCATAAGAACGCAGGTGGCGGTAAACATTCCATTGAGGATAACCTCGGATCAGCTAAAAAGAAATGGGACAACCTGAAATGCGATCAGCCAAAAATTGTGATCCTTACAACCGAGGGAAGCACTCGCTCATATGAAGACGACATGAAATCTATCAGGAGGTGCAAAAGATACTATGACGAAGTATGGTACGTCCCCCCGGGAGAAACAGACTTCCTGATTATAAAAAATGAGGGTTGACCCCCCCCATTACTGGGCAGGACCAACCCCGTTAATCACAATATACCACAGTTCCCGCTAGTTTAACGGCAAAACACGAGATTCTGGTTCTTGAGATCTGTGTTCGATTCGCAGGCGGGAAGCCATTATGTGTAATCAACCAGCCGCACGGCTGGTTTTTTATTAGGCCGCACGGCCGGAAAGGGGCACGAAATGCCAGAACCAACCACGACGGATCCAGCACTTGAGCCGACAGGCACTTTGGCAGCTGCACAGCAGTCAGGTGAAGACACGCTCGAATACTGGAAAAGCCAAGCACGCAAGTGGGAAAAACGCAGCAAGGAGAACTCCAGTGCTGCAGAAGAGCTCTCAAAGCTCAAAGACTCCCAAAACATGGAACTCGAAGAAGCCCTCCAGAAAGCGAAGACAGCAGAAGAAGAACTTGCCGCTCTTAAGTCAACGGAGGAAACACGAGAGCTGAAAACTAAGGTTGCCGCAGATATTGGCATACCAGAAGCGCTCATCCATGGCACAACCGAAGAGGAAATGCGCGCAGATGCAGAAGCTATGGTTGCGTATTTCAAGCCCAAGACTGGGGCAAAGGTCCCCAACCCCGGTAAGTTCACGATGGGAAATCCAAGTGATGATCCCAGACGTGAAGTTGCCGCACAACTGTTTGGCCATACAAACTAACGAAAGGATTTATCATGGCTGCATTTTCTACTACCAGTATCAAACTTCCGTCTCAAGTCGCTGATGAGCTTGTCAGCAAGGTAGCGGACACCTCTGTAATTCAGACGCTTTCCGCATCTTCTCCGGCCATCTTCGCCAACCGCTCCTCAATCCTCTTTACTAAGGATCCTGAGGCTGAGGTCGTCGGCGAGAATGCACCACACAATCCCTCCGAAGCTAAGACAGAGCCTATCGACCACATCATTAAGAAGCTGTCTGTCACTGTCCGCTTCTCCGATGAGGTCCGCTGGGCTGATGAGGACAACCAGCTCAAGATTGTCGACGCCATCGTCGACAAGTCCTCCGCCGCCCTCGGCCGTGGTCTTGACTATGTGGTCTTCCACGCTCTCAATCCGCTTACTGGACTGGCTGTTGCCGGCCTGACTGCGCTGACCGCAGGAGCCACTGCAGTGACCGCTACGGCTGACGCTGCTGCAGACCTCGATACGATGGCTGACAAGGTAGATCAGGGCTATGACATTACCGGACTTGCTCTTTCCAAGACACAGGCATCTGCTCTGCGTAAAGTTCGTGTCAAGAATACCGGTCTTCGTTTGTTCCCAGAGATTCCACTGAATCTCAAGACCGGCTCTGTTGATGGCATTCCGGCTGCAACATCCAATACCGTATCCGGAGCTCTTGCAAAGACACCCACCAAGGTGCTTGCTATCATGGGCGACTTCAATCTTATTAAGTGGGGTATCGTCCGCGATATCAATCTTGAGATCATTGAGACCGGCGACCCTGACGGTCTTGGAGACCTGAAGCGCCTGGGACAGATTGCCTATCGTGCTGAGGTTGTCTACAGCTGGGCCGTTATCGATCCTAAGGGCTTCTCCGTCCTTAAGGGTGCCTAATGGGTGCCAAAAAACCAGAGCGTCCGTTTGCTACGCTTGATGATCTCAAGGCTCTCTATTCAACACTTGAAGACAGCGAGAGGGAGCGGGCTCAAAGCCTGCTCTCTCTTGTCAGCTCAGCCGTAGCGACACTTTGTGACTGGTCCGACAAGGATCCGGCGGTCCTCAAACTTGTTACTTGTCAGGCAACTATACGGGTCTTACAGGCAGGAGAAGAGACGCCCATTGGGGTAACAAGCCAGTCTTGGATGGCCTCACCCTTTACGGGTTCTACGTCATATGCAAACCCTACGGGGGACATCTACTTCACTGCTTTTGAGAAGAACTTGCTTGGCGTCGATGAGGGAGACGTGCTCTATGCAAATCCTCTGCCGAAGGAGCCGTGATGTATCATCCCAAGATGACGTTACTTGTAAAAGAGCGCATATCAGCCGGCAAAGACCGACTCGGCAATGAGGTCTTTACGTATACAGAGCCAATACCGGTTACAGGATGCCTCTTTGCACCTGGCCAACCCAAAGACCTTGTGATAGAGCGCCCTGAAGGCGTTGAGATCAGGGCTACCGCCTACTTTCCTAAAGGGTGGTCATCAAGACTTAGAAGAGCTCAAGTCAGCCCAGACGGCAAAGTATGGCTTACCGTCATCGGTGAGCCATTTGAGTATCCTTCGCAGATGCTGCCGGCCAAATGGCCCTGGCACTGCATGGTACCTCTGGGGGCAACTGATGGCTAAGACATACAGCGCATCCGGACCTCACGGTACGGTGCATCTACGTTATGAGCCAAGTAAGCTTGATGAACTGCTTAAAGGCGACAAGATGCAACAAAAACTCTTAAGAAAAGCTGAAAAGGTAAGAGATCGTGCATCGTCCATGTATGGAGGGCGCCACTATGGAGCACGTGTGACCATAGGTAAAAAACGTGCTCACGGCGTTGTCTATACCGCCGACAGACATGCTATGAGATCAAACGTCTTACATAACACACTGCAGAAGGCTCTGGGAAACAGTAAAGGATAACTATGATCTTTAGCTCTATGGAGTTTATGGTGAAGTGGGTATCCGAGACGCTCAAAGTCCCCTGCTCGACTAGGGTTCCTCGTGATACTCCGAACACCTTTACTCAGATTGACCGTACCGGTGGAACTATGGATTATCCACATGATAGCCCTGAATACACTGTGTCAATCTGGGCTAAAAGCGAAGCTGAGTGTGAGCAGCTTGCTCACGAACTCGCAATCGCACTTAAACTAACGCCCCCTACTGACAAACACATCAACCAGGTTGATGTTCCAAACGTGTTCAGCTATGGGGTGCAAGACGGTGGCTATACCACTTGGCAAGTCACGTTTCAAATGCAAATAAACATCAAAAATGAGGAGGTCTAATTATGGCCGTTGATGCAAGTAAAGTATTAGTCGGTGCTCTTGATCAAGAGACCACGGGAGCTGTTTTGGATGCCCCTGTAGGCACTGTTCTTCCGACTGATGTAACAGGCGCTATTAACGCCGCATTTAAGGATTCGGGCTACGTCGATAGCGATGGTGTACAACTCACTACCGACTTCTCGACAAAAGATATCACCGAAGCAAATGGTGCAGCGGTGCGACAGCTCTTAGAATCATTTAACGGTGAGATTAAATACACCGAACTCGAAATGAGTGAGCGCTCACTTATCCGTGCCTTTGGCTCCAAGTCGGTAACTACTACTCCCGCAACGACTAGCCACGGCACACAAATCAAGCTCGCCATTGGTGCACGCCTGCCTGAGGTTCGCTCTTGGATTTACAAGATAAAAGATGGCGCTGCGAAGGTACTAATCGTTATCCCACGCGGGCAGGCAATTCCACCGAGTGAGATGACCTTCCAAGCTTCTGAGCCTATCAAGGTGCCCATCACACTCAAGTGCCAGCGCGATGCCGCCGGCAACAGTATCTATATCTATCTGGACGATGGAGTCGTGACCAAATAATGCTGAAACTCGTAACCAAGCACGCCACACTTGACGTTGAGGTCAATGGTAAGGTGTGCCATATCCCACTTGAGCCGACACTAGCAGATGTACGCCGTGCCGGCATGGTAATGCCGGATACAGAAAATCTCGAAGCCGTTGAGTGGTTCATCCGCTTTCTTGAGCCCTATATGCCTAAGGTAGAAGAGCTCAGTGTTACCGATCTGTCGGTACTTATGAGTGAGTGGAACAAACTCCGTACAGATGCCGGAGGCGCTACAACGGGGGAATAATAAGTCTCGCGTGTTTGGTTGTCGAGCACACCGAGGCACTTGAGTATGACCTTATGACAACAACAAGCTTTACTCTAGATGATTTGGGAGAGCACCTTAGCTTTAGGGCGCTCTCCTCCTTTGTGAAAAGACTTCCCAAAACAAGTGAGACATGGCAAGAACTCAATCCTGAGTATGCCGAGTTTGCAACATGGGAGTCGAGCGCAATCATTCCTCAGCTTCTGGCCACAATTTCCGATCAGATGAACTGGCTGATGTGGCTTTATAGCTCGACTAACTCGACCAAGAAACAACCGAAGCCGAAGCCACTTAAGCGTCCGGGAGTCAAGGAAACAACAAAGCGCTATGGCAAAGATCCAATCCCCATCAGTGAGTTTAACGACTGGTGGGACAACAACTAACCCTTATAGGAGGTGAACATGGCTAACACAGAGGTAGGCTCTGGGTACATTTCTATCATTCCTTCCTTAAAAGGGTTTAATAGCAATGCAGCGTTTGGTGCTTTTAGCGGCATGAAGCTTGCTGCTCTCGGTGTAACTGCCTCAGTCGCCGCCATTGGATCAGCAGTTGTTGCTATTGGCAAACAAGCCTTTGATACTTATGCAAACTTTGAGCAGCTCTCCGGTGGCGTTCAGAAGATCTTCGGCAGCGCATCTGACCAGGTAATGAAAAATGCTCAAGACGCCTATGCTATTGCCGGCGTTTCCATGAACCAATACATGGATCAGCTGAATAGCATGGGCGCTGCGCTTAAGCAGTCCTTTGGTGGAGATGTTGTCAAGGCAGCTGCAGCCGGCAATATGGCCATTACCGACATGGCCGACAACGCTTCCATCTTTGGTTCAAACCTGCAAGATGTCCAAAACGCCTACCAAGGATTTGCTAAGCAAAACTACACGATGCTTGATAACTTGAAGCTCGGCTATGGTGGCACAAAGACCGAGATGGAGCGCTTGATCAAAGACGCTAACGAGTTTGAAAAGGCAAACGGTCGCGCCGGAGATCTTACGATTGAAAAGTACGGCGATGTAGTCCAGGCAATACATGACATCCAAGAGCAGCAGGGCATTATGGGCAACTCTGCTCATGAGGCATCCGAAACTATTCAAGGTTCTATTCAGACCATGAAGGCAGCCTGGGAAAACTGGTTGACTGCCATCGCTGATCCTAACGGCGATATCGAGGGTATGTCTGAAAAGCTACTTCAGTCAGTAGGAAATGTAGCTAAAAACGTTATCCCCACACTTGTTCGCATAACAAAAGGCCTTGTCGCCGCTCTTCCCGGCGTCATTTCCGGAGTCGGAGAGCAGCTCGGAAACCTCATCCGCACAGTCATTGGGAGCATTGACTTCAAGGCGCTTGCCCAAGGTATTGCAGAAGGACTTCGCGGAGCCTTTGACGCTGCAGTATCTCTTCTTGGTTCTCTGCCCGAGCTTGCTGGTGGTCTCGCACAAAACTTAAGCGGACTTTTTGAGGGCGTTGACTTAAGTGGTATCGGTACAGATATTGCTGACAGCATCTATAACGGCATTACCGGCTTTATGGATGCCAACAAAGTTGCTATTGACCAGTTTATTGATGTCACCGGTATTGATGTCTACGCAATATTTGGTTCACTAGAAGAGGAGTTTAGCTCTATCTTTGACTTCTTCAGCCAGCTTGGCGAAAGCATCAGCAACGTACTTAGTGACTCTGATGCTATGAACCAAGTCGGTGAGATCTTCCAAAGTGTAGGCGAGATCATCACTACCGTCTTAACAGGGATGATTGATCTTACGGGATCACTCTACAGCATCCTTCAACCCTTTATTGATCCTCTCATTCAGCTTGGTGTTTCTATCCTCCCAGTCATTAACGCAGCTCTAGGTCTGCTCAATGGCGCTTTTAATCTTCTAATATCGGTCCTACAAGGCGTGTTTGCCATGCTCCAACCAGTAGCAAACATACTCGGCGCTGCTTTAAGCGTGGCAATACAGGCGCTGCAGCCGTTGCTTTCTGCCGTCAGCGCAAATCTTTCAAACCTTGGTAGTGCCTTTACGATACTGGGCAATATCGCCTACTCAATATTTTCTGCTATTGGCACTGCCATATCCGGATTTGCAGCCTTTGCACAATCAGCATTTTCTGCATGCTCAAGCGCCGTTTCTGCCGTTGGTAATGCCTTCCACTCATTTCAGTCTGCCGTGGGTAGCGTCATCGACAACGTACGTAGCAAGGTTCAAGGAGTCGTTGACTTTATCGCAGGTGTTCCCGGTAGGATTATGGGATTCTTCAGTGGTATGCACATTGAGCTACCACATATCAAGCTCCCACACTTCTCAATCACAGGCAGCTTCTCTCTTAATCCGCCATCGATACCACACCTTGGAGTTGAATGGTACGCCAAAGGAGCCATTCTTACCAAGCCGACTATCTTCGGCTCAAATCGCAACGGCCTTATGGGCGGTGGCGAAGCGGGTGACGAAGCAATACTGCCAATCGACAATCTTAAAGGTTATGTCGTTGACGCTGTCGAAACCGCTGATACCGGACAAATTAACGTTGTAGAAGAGCTCCGAGCACTCCGCGATGACATTCGAAACATGAAGATCTACATGGATGGCCGCGAAGTCGGAGGAATTGTTACTCCCTACGTTGATGCAATCCTTGGTGAGAGAAAGGTGGTGGCGTATAGATGACAGCCGAAATTGTCGTAGGCGGTACACCTCTCTGTGAGACCTACCAATGTTTTCTCACCTCATATAACGATGATCCGCCGGAGCAAAAGGTCTCGCATGTAGAGATACCAGGTTCCGACGGCATCATCGATCTATCTGAGTGGATGGCCGGCAGACCCCTATTTGAGACACGCTCGATTGATTTCACGCTTTATCCGATTGAGTGCGACGGATGGGAAGACATTGAACAGCTTCTTACTGCTCTTAGAAATTATCTGCACGGCAGAACCTATAACTTTACTCTCTCATGGGATAAGCCCTATACCTATCGCGGACGCTTTGAAGTTGTGTCTCAAAAGCTCTACACAAAGACCGTTGGCGTAAAGATTAAGGTTACGTGTGACCCCTACAAATCAAAAGGAGTCTATGAGTACGTCCTTAACGGAGAGCTCGGCAAAACCTACATCGTAAACGGTCCCGCTAAGGTAGTTACCCCAGTAATAACTTGCACCACTTCTACGATCATCAACATCAACGGCCAAAGCTTTGCTTTAGACGCTGGTTCTTGGGTGAATGAAGATGCTAAGTTACACAACGGCAAAAACATTGTTGTGGTAAACACTACTCCCAACTACGGTACAGCCATATGGCGCGACTATAAGGGTGACACGTGGAGCAAGTATGAAAGTCTGCGTTTTGGCTATATGGCCAGAGCCGGCATCGGTCGCCTTAAAGGCATCAAGTGGTCTGCCTATACAGGCAGGACATGGGACAGCATACACGGTATGTGGCATGACAACGCTTATGTTGGCGACAACGAATCTCACGATGGCAACGACATAACCCTTACCTTTGAATGGAAGGATATCTGATGAGTACCAAGACAAAGAATCTCAAGCTTATAAAACCTGATGTAACCGACGAGGTTACGCAAACCATAAAGGACCTGGCAACAAACTTCGACCTGCTTGATGTCATGTGGCCGGTAGGCAGCATCTACCAGTCTACCAAGCCGACCGACCCCGGAACCTTCCTCGGCGGTACCTGGTCTCCTATCAATGGCGTCTTTTTGCTGGCACAGTCCCAGAAGCATCCCGTAGGCACCACCGGTGGCGAAGAAGAGCATACGCTTACCGTAGCTGAGATGCCTTCACACAACCACGACACCTCTATGCACTACGGTACTGATTGGGGCGGTGGTAACCAGTGGTCAGCAGCATCTGCTGATACGCACACTGACTACCGCTTTAGAGTAGACGCGACTGGTGGCAATCAGCCACATAACAACATGCCGCCTTATCGCTCGGTCTTCATGTGGGAGAGGACAGCGTAAATGTATGCCATGAACTACGCGGGACAAGTCCTCCACAATCCACGCACCGATATACAGGTCTTAAGCGCAGAACTAAAAGAAGAGTCGGGACAATCCCCGACTCTTACTTTTAAGGTGGCACCCACGCACCCGCTTTGGTCTACTTTTGGCCATGATGCAGTCATGGCCATTGAGCGTGAAGTGGAGCTAAAAGAAGTCGAGAGCGGAGAGGTGCTTTTTCGTGGCCGTGTGCGCTCTGTGCCTATGACCATGGACGGCGCAAAGAAGATAGTCTGCGAGGGGTCACTCGCATATCTTAATGACACGACCGTACGCCCCTACAAGACCTATGACACGACTGAAATTGACTGTCCTATCAATGCACCAGCCGAAGCCGACAAGCTGTTTCTTTGGTTTATTGACCAGCACAACGCACATGTGGCAAACAACTGTGAGCGCTTCCGTGTCGGTATCAATGCCGGCATAAGCTACGGACGTTTGAGCCGTGGTACCGGCAGCCGTCCGACCACGATAAAAGAGATGCGCGATAAGCTTACGAAGCTCTGTGGGGGCTATTTCCGCGTGCGATACGATGACTACGGCTCTCTTATCGACTGGCTGCCTTCTCGCGGCGCTGCGGAGTCTACACAGGCCGTAGAGCTCGGGCAAAATCTTTTAGATCTCTCAACCGGCGCTGACGGCAAAGACATCTTCACCGCTATTGTGCCGGTGGGTAAAGCCGGCGAAGGTGAGCACGAACACGACGTCACGATCGATGACGGGGAGCAAGACGGTATCTATGTAGCCGTCAGCCCCGACTACTACATCCTTGGCGATGCCGTCGTCGATAAGGCTAAAGCAGAGCGCTATGGAGTCATCGAGAAGACCATCCAGTATCGCGAGATTTCCGACAAAAAGCAGCTTGCCGAGAAGGCTATGGCAGAGCTCGCAGCAGCTCGCTTTGATGATGCTATCGAGGTGTCGGCCTTTGACCTGCACTATGCAGATAAAAGCATTCGACCCATTAACTTTCTTGAGCGAGTGGATGTTGAGAGCAAGCCACACGGACTGTCTCGCATGATGCTTTGCGTGGGTCGTACGATTGATATCTGTGACCCCACTCACACAAAGTATAAGTTCGGTGCCATTGCATCCACTCTCACTAAAGACGGTACAGCAGCACAAGACGACGCAGATGCCCAGCAGCGCCGCGTTACAGCACTCTCAGCGTCTACGCGCACTATCGCGGAGGACGCCAAGAAGACTACTGTCCGGGTTGCTGCGGTAGATGATCGCGTAGCCAAGGCTGACAAGAAAGCCGAGGAAGCCAAGAAGACCGTCGTCAAAATGGAGGAACAAGTCACTACGGCAACTAAGAAGGCGGATGCCGCGGCGTCTAAAGTGGAAGAAGTAAGTACCAAGGCTGAGAAGGCAGCGCAGGCTGTCACGACAGTCGTATCCGATGTGGCAGCGGCTAAGGCAGCAGCTACTGAAGCCAAAGAGACCGCAGATGCTGCTGGCCAAGAAGCACATGATGCTAAGACACAAGCGGCCACCGCAAGCGCACAGGCTGCTGCAGTAGACGGCAAAGCTACGGAAGCAAAGCAAGCCGCGGCATCAGCTGCACAAACAGCGACGCAGGCAGAAGAGACAGCCCAGGCTGTCGAAAAGAAGGTAGACAACATCACTAATACATTTTCACACGACGCCGATGGTGCGCACGTAGGTACTAAGAGTGGGCTGCATACGACGGTAGACGCGCAAGGGCTTCATGTCATGAGCGGGACTGAGGAGATTGCGACTTTCGCAAAAAACACCGTAGCCCTCGCCAAAGGAGCAACAGAAGCAGAAATATCAATGGTTGATTCGGCTTTTAACCTTAACGTTAAGCGCAAAAATAACCCTGATATTGGTGTTATACAAGATGCTGTTTTTAGCGGAGAGTCATTTGCGTTTAATCCGCGCTACTCATATACGACTACGTCAAGCGTTCTAAAATTTTCAGCGATTGAGAGAAAAGTTAATCGAGGTATAGAGGTCTTCATCAAGCCACAGGGCTATGAAGTGGCATATATAGCGGATGAAAATGTACTGTCAAGTGCCACGGGTACACACAAGCATCTAATCAATCTTCTCACTACAACGCCGTGGAAAGACCTAGGCGGCGTCTCAGGCAGCGATTACGTACGCTACAAGCAAGTAGGAGCCGAAGCGTATATATCGGTAGACGTAACTGGAGCCAATAATCTCACGCTTACACCTAAGCTTCCGGAGGGGCTGCGCCCCGAAAATAATATGTATTTACCTGCCGCGACTTATCCCGGAGGTCACCCTGCTCTGGTGTGGCTTGGAGCCGATGGCTCGGTGTGGATTACCGGTGCTCAGTCATCCACTGATCGCGTAGTCACGACTGCGCCATTCCCAATCAAAGAGTAGGAGGTGATGCCGATGGAGGACGAGAGTCTAGGCGCTGCGCTTGCGGCGCTCAAAGGTAAGGATAGCGAGCTTGAGCAGCGTATACACACGCTTGAGGGGCGGGTGACTAAGCATGGGGTAGAGATTCAGAGCTTGCAGATTGGCACAGCTGAGCTGGATATAAAGCTGACTATGATGCAAAAGACACTCGACACGATGCAAGAGACGCTCAATCGACTGAGCGATAAGGTAGACGCGCTCGCCAGTGTCCCCGGTGAGCACTGGAAAGACGTCACAAAGCAGGTAATCGCGCTTATTGTGGCCGCTGTAGTCGGCTTTGTGATTACTAAGATGATCGGCCAGTAAGGCCAGAAAAGGAGAAATCATTATGATCAATTTAACCGTACGCGCGAAGAATAAAGCTTTTTGGTTAGCTATTGTGCCGGCTTTATTACTGCTCGTCCAGGTATGCGCGGCACCCTTTGGCTATAAGTGGGATTTTGTCGTGCTTAACCGTCAGCTTGCAGACATCATCAATGCCGCTTTTGCAGTACTTTCCATCCTGGGCGTTGTCAATGATCCAACTACGCAGGGTCTCGGAGACTCTGCACGTGCAATGACATATACAAAGCCAAGCGAGAAGCCCACTCATACTGCTATGGAGGGTGGCAATGCTTAAAGGAATTGACGTATCTGGCTACCAGTCCATAAGTGGCGGTACCTATGACAGCAGCTACGTGGAGACGGCTTACGGCGGTTCTGACTTTGTCATCGCTAAGGCAACCCAAGGCACACGTCCGATGAATAGCTACATGACGGCTCAGCTTGAGCGAGCACTTTCTGACGGAAAGCTGATTGGCGTATACCACTATGCCGACGGTGGAGACCCTGCGGCAGAAGCTGATGCTTTCCTCGCTCGTGTCGGTGATTACATCGGTCGCGCTCTCTTAGCGCTCGACTGGGAGACTACAGACAACAACGCATGGGGTTCCACGACGTGGTCACGTCGCTTTGTGGATCGTGTGCACGAGCGTACCGGTATCTGGCCGGTGGTATACACCTATCCGGCCGGACGTCCTCACGTGGCATCGTGCGCGAGTGATTGCGCGCTTTGGATTGCAGGATATCCCGACAATCGCTTCTCGTGGGAGCTTCCGGAGATGATCTACAATACCGGTGTGTGGAATGACTGGACCATCTGGCAATTCTCAAGTTCAGGCGGTCGATGCGACCTTAATGTAGCGCAAATCGAGCCTGCCGGATGGGCACGTATCGCCGGTGGTACCGATACTGCCTTTACACCGCACTGGGTACACAATGATCATGGCTGGTGGTATGCACTCACGTCTACGACGTGGTACTACGACTGCTGGGCATTCATCGACGGCTACTGGTATGCCTTTGACAAGGACGGCTATGCTCGCAAAGGCTGGTACTTTGACGGTGAGCACTGGTACTACTTACGTGAGGTCGAGGACGGCTACGAGTGTTCTATGGCTGTTGGTTGGCAGGATATCGGTAAGTATCGCTACTATCTCAAGCCGGATGCGGGCGCTCCCATGGGCGCCATGGCCACCGGTCTTTTTGAGGTTGAGGGCAAGATGTATCTTTCCGGAGAAAATGGCAACCTCTTAGACAAGGGTGTACATGTACTTGACGGCCACGCATACGCCGTGGCTGAGGATGGCTCGGTAAAGGCTGATGACACTGTACAAGTCGATACTGACAGTCAAGGACGACTGACGTCACTACGCTAACCATAAACCCCTCCCGCGCCAAGCGGGAGGGGGTATTTTCATGCCGATTTTGACATTACAAACAAGCAGGTGAACGGCTTACTGTAATCGATTTTAAGAGCTTAAACTACAGTAGCCGGAGTATTACAGCCGACTATTCAAGCTCAAAAATGATTGATTCTTTGATAAATGCACTTTGTCCCTTTTCTGTCCCCTACTTTGTCCCGAGAAAATGAAAAGGACTGTTCAGGCATTACGTACAAATTGTAATGTTTAGACGAATTGAACACTTTGAAGGTTTATAAAACCCCAGTTAAATAGCCATATCTAAAACAAGAAAAATGGCGGAGGAGGAGGGATTCGAACCCTCGTACCCCCG